AGCGCGGCTCATCCTCATCATTCAAGCCAAAACGCGCCTTGGATTTCAGCGTGTGCGTCCATGCGATTGTCCGGCCCGACATTCCCATCATGTAAGAGACGCGCTTTTGAATCCTCTTTACCGCGCCACCTTTTTCCGACTGGTCGAATATTTCCCAGAACCCTTCTGCTGTTTCAGACGCCTCGATGGACTCAGAATCCTGCTTATCCGCCGCGAACCCAATGCCGGGAGGATTCTGCGTCAGCACCGCATCAAGCGAACGCCAACGCGCTCGGAAAATGTTATATGCGCCCATAAACATTGGGCATTGCACATTCTGGCCGTTACCGATATCAACATATCCGCCAGCCGTACCAACCTGGTAAACACCTGTTGACCAGTTGGGGTAAACGTGCTGGATTCCGTCGTAGTAGAAGCGCATGATGCGGTCGAGCAGCACTTCAATGCGCCGATCGTACATTTCCTGATCTTGGAGTTTCTTTACGATGCCTTCTAGCTTGTCAGTCAAGTCTTGAGGCATATCCCGGTTATTCTCGCCATAGGTTGGCGGATCATCAGGCTGCGGAACCGAATCCAGGCCGGTTTCGTCCGCTTCAAGTCCATCCGGGAGTAGAGCGTTAGTTGCGATTTGCGGCCTCCATTCCCAAGTTCACCACATCCTCACGCGCTAGAATCGCTGCCATTGCCCTTGCAACCACGTCACAGCATGGTTTTCCGTCGTCGGTAATCATGCTCAAGCAATATGGGCATTGAATCAGGCAGGCCTTTGGAGACAACCGCGCTTCCCGCATCTGCTTCCACACATAATCGAGCTTTTGCTGCCCGGTCATGCATTGGCAGCACGGCCCTTGTGTGAGGGGATTCCATGCGTGGCGAACACAATATGCGCCGTTGTGGTTCATCGCTGATACAACTTTCCCCGCGCCTTGGCCTTGATGCGTTCTGCTTCTGATTCGCTGATATTTCCGGCGTGTTCGCTGCGGGTTGCGCCGGAGATTGCTAGTCGAGCATGAGTGGCATCGTTGACCGGGAAGCTGCGTCCAGGGCCAGCAAAGGAACTCTTCGGCATTTTCTTGCGATCAGCCGCGTACAGCTTCATACAGTTTCCCCTTCCGCTCTGGCTTGCCCTTCTCGGAGCCAACGCTAAAATCGTGTAATTGCGAATGGGACATCTTGAGCAGCCCCCGGTTCCTCGAATAGAGTTTGCCGGGGGCGTGCTCCGCGATTTGCATGGCGGTCTGCTGCGCAACACTTTTAGCTGGAATGGTCGCCTCCCATGTGCGATGCAATTCTTGCACATCTTTCGGTAAAATCAGACAACGACATTTCCCGCTTCATAAAGTTGCACGGTTTACAACATGAAACCGTATTTTCCTTGGAATATCCAAGATTGTTATCAACCCTGTCAATGCCATTCAACACGATCTCCTCGAAAACCGTTCGCTTCACCTGCGCCGGACTATCTCCACAATAAAAGCATAAAGATTGAGTGAGTCTTGAAAATTCCTCTGGCGTCAATGAAAAATCAAGACCTCTTACGATTGCACTTCGTCTTGATTCCCCAAAAGACTTTCTCATAGTAGCGCCAGGGCGTCTCATAGATAAACGTCGGCGCGCCTTTACTTCTGGAGCATGTTTATTGCAGCCGCAACTTGTGGTTCTTCCAGACTCAAGACTACTAGCTACCCGAACCACACTGTTTCCACAATCGCATAAACACAACCAAGAAATTTGCCTCTTCGAGTTTCTTCCATACTCACACACAACCTCAAGTTTTCCGAATCGCATTCCAGTGAGGTTATGCGCATTATGATGAAAGGTTCCCTCTGGGACCGTAATGGGTCGCGGTCCAGAGGAGAGACGTGTTTGCGCCTTCGATACTGATGGCATTATTGCACCGAAACAGAATACTCCAGAATCACCTTCAAGGTTCCTGTTCCTGTAGTGAAGGCTCCGGTTGCATTGGTGATGTAGATGGGCTGATTGAGCACGTTGGCCGCAGTAAGGACCGCATTCAATACGCCGCTTTCATTGATCTCCTGCATAGTGGTTCCCGACGTAAGGAAAGCCGCAGCAACTGTCGATGCAAGAGCATTTGTGGCTGCCGTTGTACCATATCCGACAGTCAGAACGCCTCCACTCGCATAGGCTGTGCCGGTATTCTCGTCAACGAGAGTAGCCTTCAGCACGTGATAAAATAGGCCGGCGCCGGGAGCGGGAAGCAATTGAACCGGAGTTGCATACAGAGCGAGAATCTGGGCATTGGTCAGAGTCACGACCTGCCGCTGGACGCCCATGCTCGTAAAGTATTGAGTCGCCTCAAATACTCCACCATCCGATGCCCTCACCACATCTCCAGCACCATGCGCGTAAGTGAAAGTCGCCGTCAATACGCATTGCTGGTAACTGTTCGCCTGCCCAGTTGTGCAGGATGCCGAACTCGGAGTGACAACCTCATAGGTCGCGCCGGAGCCGATTGCGAACGGAGGATAGGTGGTGCCTGAAAATGGGTAAAGAGGATACGCGCCCACGCCGGTAGAGGTTTTTCCGTAATCCAGCGTGATTGAGTAGCTTCCCGAAGTTCCGCCGCCAGCACCAACAATAAGCGCCGGTCCGCCATTGGGTGTGACTCCATAGGCAAAGCTGCTGACATTGATGTCGCTGGCGTATTGGCCATAATACTGCGCTGAAACGGGCAGTGAAGCCAGAAGCAACGCGCCGATAATCAAGAGTGTCTTTTTCACGTCATTCTCCTTGGGCGTTCTGCCCGGTTACATTCCGCCCAGTGATGGGCCTTCCTCGTTCTCTTCTTCGCCGTGCGCGTGTTGCGGCTCCTGTGCCTCTTCGCCAAAGAACTTATCCAATGCGCCTTTGGCTTCATCGGCGGTGTTGTGTTCGCCATGATCCTCGTGATTCCCCGCCTCGTCAATCGAGTGGGAATGGGCTGAGATGCCGTCATGATGGAAGATGTGGTGCTTGTCGCCGTCCGTTACCTTGTGGCCAAGATGGGCAAGCATGTGCAGATGGTCTGGATGCTCTTCGCGGGTTCCGTCGGGATGCTCTGTGTGGAAAGTCCCATCGCCGTGATCGTGGATGCTGTGAACCTGTTCGCCAGCGTCTCCGCCCTCCATCGAATCGGCCTTCTTGCCTTCGGGAGCTTTCTCTGTGGTTTCTCCATGCGGCTTGGGGATGTAAGAGCTATTCCGCTCCCCGCCGCGCATCTTGCCGAGGCCGTCAAAACCATCTCGCGCCATTAACTGGCCTCACTTTCGGTCGATTCCGGCAAAGATTCCACCGGAGCAGGGTCCGCAACACTCGGCTCCTGCAAAACGACGTTGACGCCATCAGCAGCGGTAGGCTCTTGTGGAGCAACAGGCGCGTAGTTCTCGTCCAACAAAGCAGCGAACCGATCCGCAAGATGCGGGTCACGGGGCAGAATCAACTCATTCTGCAAGAGTTTTGCGAATTCACTCGATGTCATTCTGTTCTCCAATCTCAGGTTGCAACCCAAACGCCGCTTCTGTCAATCGGCGCACATCCGCTGAAGACTTAGCCTTGATGGTTGAATTGTCTGCCTTTTCCGGCGGCGGTGTCAAAGGAATCTTGCGGAGGCGCTGAATTTCGGCCTCAAGCTGGGTGGTTCTGGTATTCCCGCGTTCTGCTAAATCCTGCCAATACTTAACCTTTGTTGAGATGTGCTCTCTTGCGGACTTGGCTTCTATTATAGACGCGCTCCAGCCAATCGCCAGAATCGCAACCACCACCAAAAGAACGAAGGTCACTGCCGCGCTGCCCATGCCGACCCCTTCCTCGGGTTGTTGTCCTGCTTCCATTTTGCCATAAGCACACTCTTTGCCGTCATGTCCGCTTTGGGACTCAAGCTCTGATAATACTCCTGTTGCCTCACTTGCAACGGTTTAGATGCCGGACGCCCAAAAATTGCATACAATCCATATCCAGAACCTTGAAGCGGAGAGTCTGAGCCGTCGCTCGAACCTTCAATCTGCTCCACCTTCACCGGGTCTGACTTCACCAGCGGAATGACCCGGCGCAACTGCTTGCACTTGTCGCTTACCATCCAGCCTGGATATTCCAACGGGTGCCCACTTGCATCCTCTCCGTACCTGATCCGCTTGGCAAGCAGCTCCCTCATCAGCGTATCGCGCCCCAGCTTGTCCCTGGTGCTCGGCAGCGGTATTGGGATGCCCTCGCGCCGGAGAACCGGTGTCATACGCTGATTCACGGACCGCATGTCCGCGCCCATCGTCGCTGTTGCCTTACTGTATTCCGCATCGAAAGAATGTGTGAAGTTGATGAATTGAGGAATCTCCATCTTGCCGTGCTCGTTCTCTTCGACCGCCCACTCTGCAATGTGCTCCGCCAGATCTTCAGGCTGCTCATGCTGCGTATAAAGCTCATCGTATGTGTAGACTTCCCCGTTCGGACCCATACAATGCTTGTAATAGCTGGCTGGGTGCTCATAGCCCCAGTTGCCTGAAATCCAGCGGCGATACCAGTCCGGGAACCGCACACTGCCATCCGTGAAAACATGGATGTTCTCGTCCCAAACTCCTCTGAAGTATCCGCCGGCCGCTCCCCACAGGCCGAACTTGAGCGCATCGCGCACGTCTGCAGGGTACGCCTCAAGATTCTTGAGGAATGTCGGATCGTTGGCGAAGATGGGGTTGTCGAGGTACGTTGCCGGAAAGTAGTCGTAATCAGATGGATCAAACGCCGCCTTTTGGCTCTCGTCCATCCCCATACAAGGAATCCCCTTGACGAACAAATCCTCTACCCACATCGCGCCAATGCCGATAGGATTTCCTGCTCCATACTTGCGAGGCTTATCGCTTACCGGACAACGATTCCATGCAGCAACACTTGACCATTGTTTGAACGTGAACTCACAAAGTTCATCGTAACCCATGTGAAACCACTGGCCTTGCCAGCCCCACACGTCGTGCTCGTACTGCATCGACCCGAACTTTGTAGTGGCGCCGTTGAGCCAAGTGACCTGATTTTTTCCCTCGTTGTACTGCCGGTAAAGCTCTTTGGGGAAAGACTCGCGGAACCTGGTAATGACCGTTGACTCAAGCATGGGGAATGTGCGCCGGAACAGAATCGTGTGGACTTTGGGACCATCCTCATTGCTGAATTCATTGCAGGCCTGGAACTGCTCCATCAGCATCCCCATCGTCTTCCCGGGTCCAGCCGCGCCGCCCATGAACCCGTATGGTGCTGCCGAAGCATGGAACCGGCACTGGAAAGGGTAGGGATCGTATATCTTGCGCGTGTCGATGACGAAGCGGTCAGCGCCGGTCTGCATCGTTATCTCGTGACAATCAGACTGCCAACCGTGGGAGCCGTGGCGAATACAAACCGTATCCACCTTGCATTAAATGGGAAACTGACCGAAGTACCACTCGGAATCGTGACCGCCACATCCTGATAGAGTCCCGGGCTATAGGGCTCGTATTGGCTTGCTGTGTCTGTTGCCGCTGATTGGACAGTTGCGAGTTGATCAGTGGTATTTGTGACCGTCAGCTGGTCTGAGCCGGACGAGTCCGGGCCAATAGCAAGCTGTTTAGTCGTCAGAATACCGCTATCAGCGGCGGCATTGTCCACCACTGAAATAGATGTCCAAGGATAAAGAGCGACTCGTGGACCGGCGACGGTGTTGTAGGCTGGCATAGATCACCTCTCAGTACATCTTACGACAAGCTGTGCACCAGTAGCCGTCGGCACGCTGAAATCCTGTATGATCAGGTTGGGTGCATCTGGTGGGCCTAGCAGGACTCGAACCTGTAACCTCGCGCTTAGAATGCGCTTGCTCTGTCCTTTGAGCTACAGACCCACTATCCCACTTACGAGAGCGACACTCGCGGCTGCGGCAGTGAGTTGGCTTTAGGCGGTCCGCAAACTTGAGCCATTGATACCCGCACACATCACACTGCCAAACCTTTGCCACGCTATCGCCCATGTGTACATTGTACACGCTCTGTGTACGTTGCACACACTATTTAGGCGGCCTGGGGATGCTCGTGATTATCTGCACGGGCCCGCCACCATCGCCAGTGATGGCCGTCTTGTCGCCATAAACCTTAGGATTGCGCTTGGCAACGATCCATTTCATTGTATCTACGCGAGTGCGCTGCCAATTCGCCCATCCAGGATCAATCCCATACTTTCCGCGCTCTGGTTCTGCGTTGATTGCGTCCGTAAGTCCTTCAAAATCAGTATCTGCCCTTATTTGTAACGCGCGCGCGTAGCGTTTACCAAACTCTTCACTATCGTCTTTATGGTTCAATATAGAAGCAGCACAAAACCCATTCTTTTCAGCAACTTGCCGCAATGAATCGCCAGATTCTATGCCGTCAATGACAGCATTTTCCAATTCCGGCGTCCATTGAATCGCTGCTGGCATACCTATATCTCCTGCTGCCAGTATTCTAGCGCAATTCGTCTTTTTCCATTGATTTATGGCGAATATTAGGAGAAAGATTGTGCTGGCCATCACACCACACGCTATTATTCACTCTTTTCGTACGTTTTCCCTTGCATTCGCTCTTTTGATGCTGTACTCTTATCACAGATCAGAAGAGGGGGAAAACACAATGATCAAGACATACGCAAAGTACGACGCCGAAAAGAAACACACTTTGCCCATCACGGTTGACGGCAAAACACGCTGGATCACCCCCGAACTGGCCCTTGCCATCGAAGGCTGGAAGCAAGCCGCCCTCGCTGACTACGTGGCCAAATCCGGGGATACGGTGACCAACAGCCATCGCATCTTTGTTATTTATCAATCGCCCCGCTTTGATTACGTCTTGTCTGTTACCGACGCGGCCTTTGACGGACCAAACCTTTCCGTCGTCGCCTCTGTGCTTAGCATCAGCGATGTCACCAAGCAGTACGATGCCGATCCCCGCTGGCAGCGGATCGTAGCTGGTATCAATCCCATCTCTGACCTGATTGCATAACCTCCATCGCGCGGTCCTTACCGCAAACGACCCCAGTTGTAGTTGTTGATAGGAGTAAGCCATGACGTCAGATTTTAGCTATCGGATTGACGGAATGTTCGCGTTGATCCTGCCCGAGAGCCCCGCTGGCGAGAAAGCAATGGGCGAAGTGATGGCGATGACAGACGGAACCGCCAAGGTATTTTCCTCTCAGCTTAACGCCCTAAAGTCCGATTTGCACCGCGCTGGTTACACTATTCGCAAACGGTCAGCGAGGAAAACATGCAGCAACGCAGACCTTGAACACTTGTTCAGGTAATCGATTTTAACGGCTCGTCAGAAAATGGTGCAAAGCTTTGCACCTGAAAGGAAATCATCTCATGCTCTGGGAAATCATCGCAGTCGTAGCAATCTTAGGAATCTACATTCTTGGCTGGGCCCTGTGGATGGCTAAAGCGCATAACGACCGCTTAAATCGTGAGTACTTTCGCAATCGCGCGGAACTAGAAGCGCTGGCGCAGAAGTACCACTGCCACCTCACCGCAGAAGAGGCAGACGAGCTGATGCGCAGCAGATGGGACGGCGACTAATGGAAAATCGTATGACCGTAACCGTGGATCGTTCGATTCTGATGCGCCTCGCCAACGCGGCCGCCCGACGCGCATATGAGCAGACACAGGTGGTAGGCCCCAACAGCACCGCAGAGCATCTGTGCGCCATAGCCGTGGGCTACCTCAGCGCGGCAAGGGAGGCGCAGTGATGGCGGACATTAAGCAGGCGGCGAAGTGGATTCAGGAAGGCAAGCGAGTGCGGCAACCACACAACCATAAAAACATATCCGTAGGAAAAACTCGTAACGAAGGTCTTTCACCTAGCGGGTTGCTGGTTGTATTTGTTAATGGAACAGAGCGCCCACAGGATGTTCAAGAATGTGTGCCGCTAACCATTGAATCCCTATTGTCCGAAGACTGGGAGATAGCACCGGAGGTTCAGCCATGACCACACTCATAGAAGATCGGGACGCGGAGTGGGAGAAGGCGATTGCTGCCTATCTGTCTAACAATTATGGCTGGGATGACGTCAATGCACTATCCATTGCCAACAAGATTCGCGCCCGTCTCACGCCGCAGCCGACAGCGCAGGATCACGTAACGATTGAGCCCTGGATGGGCGGCTGGCGCATTGTGCGCGATGGGGAAGGCTTGTACTGGCAGTGGGATAAGGACACAGCAGACTTGATGGCTGACGGCCTGCGCTGGCGGTTAGCGAAGGAGGCAGCAAAAACGCCTGATGAGGCCAAAACGGTGATCGAGAAGGTGTACGCGGCAGAAACGAGGGAACTGTGAGCATCATTCTGCGTAATGGAAAGATTCTCAGTAACGAAGAGTTATTTGCCATTCCGGTTGATGGGGATGGTTGGCGAGTATTACCTGATGGCGACAGGGCTAGAATCGGCAACGAGGCCAGCATCGGCAACGAGGCCAGTATCGGCGACTGGGCTAGAATCGGCAACGAGGCTAGCATCGGCGACTGGGCCAGTATCGGCAACGAGGCCAGTATCGGCGACTGGGCTAGAATCGGCAACTGGGCCAGTATCGGCGACTGGGCTAGAATCGGCAACTGGGCCAGCATCGGCAACAGGGCTAGAATCGGCAACTGGGCCAGCATCGGCAACTGGGCCAGAATCAGCAACTGGGCCAGCATCGGCAACTGGGCTAGAATCGAAAAATCCCCTCTTGCTATACAGGGAACACGCCATCTAGTCACGCAGCATTCAAAAGGCATGATCGCAGTAGGTTGTCAAGTGCTCTCACACAAAGACTGGCTGCGACGCTATGTACGTATTGGCAAGTGCAACGGCTATACACCTCAAGAAATTGAAGAGTATGGGCGCATTCTCCATTTCGTGATTGATAACGCCGTGCCTATAGGCGTAGTTGAAGCCAAGGACGAGGCAGAAATGAGGAAACCATGAGCTTCGCCGCCGATCTTCTGGACAGCGCGGCCAAAAGTAAGATTGGACAAAGTGCAGTAGCCACGCCAAGGAGGGCAGAATGGCTGATGTGAAGCGGTACGAACTGTTCGGAACATTCTCGCGCATGGAGGGATGTTCTGAGGGCGATTGGGTCACTGACACCGACTACGCTGCGCTTCTCAAGGTGGCCGAGGAGCTGGTGAATGCGCTGGAGGGAATGGTTGAATACTTTGGTGTTGGACCGCAGGGCTGTAATTGTATAAGGAACGACTGCCCGATACGCATTGCCAAGGTCGCACTCACCAATGCGGCGAAGCTGGCCCCAACCCGTACCGGCGGCTCCGGCTACGAAAGGAAAACTATGCCGAGATTTACTCCTGGACCCCACGCGCTCGATAGCATCTTTCCCGACGAAGATGGCTACAAAATAGTCAAGGAGGGGAGAAAGCCGCGGCTATTGGCAGTCGTAAAGAATCAAGGAAGTGCGCCTGTCCATGAAGCGCAAGGCAATGCTCGACTCTACGCTGCCGCACCTGCAATGTACGAGGCGCTGCATCGAGCTGTAACCGAAATGGAGTTCTGGTCGAAGGGGTACTCTGACGCAGAGATCGCAATTGCGCGTGCAGCACTCGCCCAAGCCGAAGGAAAACTATGAAAAACGGTATCCCAGTAAAAGATGTGTACAGCATCAAGGAGGTCGCCACTATTACTCGTCTTGCCCCCTCGACCATCCGACGCTGGATTCTCACTGACCATCTCATGGCGCATCGACTGGGCCAGAAATTTTGGCGCATCAACCAGGCAGACGTGGAACGCATCATCAACCCGAAAGCAGAGTAGCTGGCCGCACTCGCCGCGCTTGTCCGGTAACCTTGTCAACTAAGAAAAGAGGAAAGGTAGAAAACCTATGGAAATTAAGAACATTTACGACGCAGCAATCTTTGTCTCATCCGCACTCACCATAAAAGACGCGTTGATAGAGGCCATCAACGCTAAAACCGACCTGCGCTGTGCCTACCTGCGCGGTGCCGACCTGAGCGGTGCCTACCTGCGCGGTGCCGACCTGCGCAGTGCCTACCTGAGCGGTGCCTACCTGAGCGGTGCCGACCTGAGCGGTGCCAACCTGCGCGGTGCCTACCTGCGCGGTGCCTACCTGCGCGATTCCGACCTGAGCGGTGCCAACCTGAGCGGTGCCTACCTGCGCGATTCCGACCTGAGCGGTGCCTACCTGCGCGGTGCCTACCTGAGCGGTGCCGACCTGCGCGGTGCCTACCTGCGCGGTGCCGACCTGCGCTGTGCCTACCTGCGCGGTGCCTACCTGAGCGGTGCCGACCTGAGCGGTAAGAAAATCCATTCGCTACGCTCATTCTCTTCTTGTATTTATCCCTACGAAGTATGGGCTGTGCTTTATGAAGACGGGTCGCGCTCGGTACGAATGGGATGCTTATTCAAATCGCTGAAAGAGTGGGAGAATTATCCCATCCTCAAGAGCAACGTCGGAGAATTTCCCGATGATGGATCTGACGCCAGCCTCGACCGTGCTGCCATGTTTGAATTGGCAAAAGCAGCAGCTCTTCGGATGACCGTTCCCGAAAAATGACACCAAAACAGAAAGGCCCAATCCGGGAGGAAAGGGCCACTCTGCTTTACCGAAAGGAAAAACGCATACGAGGAGTCCACGCCGCGAATGCATTTACAGATTACCGCACCTGTGATACATTTGCAACTGTCCGCGTTGCTAGAATGCAAAAAACCACGACAATTCGTTGCACCACGTCAAGGCTTCCGCTTTCCTGCGCCTGGGCAGTTTCTTGCGAATGCCTTTTTCTAAGCGTATGCTGGCCGGTCGGATATGGGTCTAATCCCCCCATGACGTGCCAATCGGTATACGGACGGCTTTGGGCGCATATCCGGGCGGGAATACTCGCCTCTCATGGAAAACCAGAGACGGCACGGGGTCAACGTGCTTTTGGATCAGTGTGACGGGACAAGTTTCCGGCACATGACGGGGCCGGAAAACTCCACGCATAGCAAGCTAACTCCAGCAGCACCAAAGCCGAAGGTTTGCCTGATTAGGGATCTGAACCCCATGAGCGCAATGCGACGGGTGCGCTGGTGAAAAGCAAAAACGCCGAGGATGGAAAATTATGGATGCTAAGAGCTTAGTTCTCAGCCAATTTCCGGATGCGTACATTTACAGAACGAAACCCAACGTAGATGTGCGTCGCCCCAGAACTAAAGATGATCCTCCTGCGCTCGTACACTATGTGCTGTTGAGCGGCTATCACGTGACCGATCCAATGGCGTGGGATGAAGCTGCCCGGAGACTTGTTCCCCGCGACCTGCAAGATAAGCCATGGGCGTGGGAAATGTACGTTGCTCTTAAGAAAAAGAACGAAACCCAACAGCCCCACTAGGGGGAGATGTATC